ATTATCCTAAAAAACTATTTAACTATAAAACACCTTTTGAAATTTTTTCAATTGGCTAACTTATTCTTGCAATTTGTAATACTTTCGGTAGAAGTAGGATAACCAACATCAAGACCTAACGCATAGCAAACCGCATAATAAACACTGCTAGAACAATCATAACTATACGGACCAATCCTGTTTTCCATAGAATAGGTAACATTACCCCTTTTATTCTCAAACCATTCAATCATCTTATCAATAATTTCTTCTCTATTCATAAAAACTCCTTTCTTGCATTAAAAAAGCAACTATCATTTTTGATAATTGCTTTTCTTGTACTCGTCCTTAACTAATAAGGCTTTTTTTAAAATAAATCACTATTATATTTTTTATTTAATTTTTCTACTTCATCATAAATATTTTTTAAATCGTTCTTTAAATCAGACACTATATCACTATGAACATCCCTTGAATTAACTATATATTGTTTATGTGTTCTTATATAACTGGGGATAGACTTTAAGTTTAACTTGTCGCATTCTATTTTATTTAATTTAAAATCATACAAATTATTGATTTTAGAACCATCACTTACTTTTGAAATTGGTAAAACATTAAAATCACAAGGAAGTTCTTCAAATTCACAGCCTATAATTAAAACAGGTCTAGCTTTAAATTTAATCTTATTACTTGAAATATCAAAGTAAGGGAATCTTGATATAACAATTTTACCTATATAATCCGAGCTTTTAAGCATTTAAACACTCTCCCTCTGGAAAATCTTCAAATTCATCTATATACATATCAAACAAATGGTCATACAACCTTACTTTTTGCGCATCTATTTTAATATCTTCAATTTTTAATGGAATGTTTCCTGCTTCACTATCTGCAAGTCCCGCTCTGCTAACTTGCCATGAATACTCTTCATGTGATAAATTTCTAAGTTTCCACGCTTCTAAGTGTCCATATTCATATAATACGCTGTCAACAACATATTTATCTCTTTCACTTAAATCAGAAAAATCAAATTTAACGTCTGACTTAAAATCAAAAAAATTTCTCAATGACACTAAAACAGGTCCATGAACCCATCCTTCAAAATCTTCATTAATTATAGGTTCTCCCGTTAAAGCTAAACTCTGTCTTTGAACAAAATACATTAACTTATGCAATTTCATTTCATTATTTCCAAAATCAATATTGGAAATTTTTTCATACTTGTCAATTAAGTAAAATGCTAATTCATAAGTTTTTGAAAAACCGTTAGCCATAGTAATTCCTCCTTTTATAATACAAATCACCTAAAAGATGACCAACAAGATGACGTACTTACATTACGCTTAAATCATATAATTCATTCCCTTGTTGTACACAGTACAGCACACTACCATCTGTATTTATATTATAACCAAAATATTACTAAAAGTAAACTATATATACACTATCTTTAATAAAAAATGTATTTTTCTTAAACTTTTTTACGCTTATTTGAAAAAAATTAATATTTTTAAAACTTAATTCTATATATAAATAGAGTGATTAAAAATAACCACTCTATTTCCTATTTAATACCCTATCACTATCCTTAAAACCGTCGGTTGTCTGGTCAACCAAAACACCAAAACCAGCCAAAATATTAATTATGAACATTAAAATATTAATAACCTTATCTTGACTAATATTAGCCACAATACCTAAAATTCCTAAAACTTGATAAACAAAAGCCACAACAACTGACAACATAGAAATAACAAAAGTCTTATTTCTCAATCTAACCTTTAAATTTAAATTTTTCATTTTCAAAAATTAAATTCCCAAAAGGGTCTTTGCCTTTTTCTACTTTTTTAAGTAAAATAACATTTATTCCTTTAATATTCATAAAAATTTATAACCCCCATTTTTCGGTATTTTAACCCAAGCCTTGAAAGCTCATTATTTTTAATAAAAATACCTCTTCCTGGATTTAAAAAAGTTCCACTAACAGAGTAACCCAAAGCAGATTAGCCGATTGTATCATCGGCTAATTAACTGTAGAGGTTAAAAGACATCTTGCAACAATATCAACTGTTACAGACTTTAAAACATTACTGTAACTTTCGTTTTTTGCCATTTCATCTAGATTTTTTTTCTTTTTTTAACTCTTCAGCTAAAATATCTCCTCTGCCTTTTCCGTCTATTACAATTTCTTTAGGAGAAGTCCTTTTTAAAAAATCAATTATCCAATCATTACCAAGTCTTATATTTTTACAGCCAATGCACTCTATGAAAACTTTTTTATCTTCACTTTTAACTGCGACACTTACAGCCACGTTTGTTCCGTCTACTCCGTATTTTATCCCAACAAAAAGACTAGAAACAAATTTTGGAAGTTTTTTTATTTTTAAATTATCCCAAACAACCTTTGAAATATCCGACTTTTGATTGTATTTAAGCCAAAGTCCAAGTCTTTGAATATTAAAGTCAATTTCATCTTCTCCGATTTCATCTTCTACAGACCTTTCTGTAAAAATAGTTCCAAGCGATGGATTTGTAAGATACCAGTTTTTTTTATCTCGAACGTCTGATTGTTCTTCCACAGACCATTCCGCCCAACCACCATTTTTTACAGAACCACTTAATACATTTTTACGAAATTTTGTAAAAACAGTACCTTTTGAAACCATTGTTGGCGGAGTTCCACAAAAAATTGTCTGTGGATTTTTGCTGTCAGTTACAACATATTTTAAAGCTGATTCTTGGTCATCTGTATACTCTTGCGCTTCATCTATCACAAGAAGGTCAAAGCCTTCACCAAGTCCACCTGTGGAAGTTCTTGTTCTAAACTCTACAACGCCATCTGTCTTTAAAAACTCTATTCTTTCACGTCCTATTGCTCTTAAAGATGTAAAGTCCTCGTTCTCTACAAGTCCTATCTTTACAACTAGCCTTAAAAGCCTATCCCACGCACTATGTGAAGTGGTTGTTCTATGTGCTGTGTGATTTACTTTTTCACCATTTACTAAAGCAAAAAGCTCACGCATTGTTACAATTTCATTTTTACCATTTCTACGTGGCAAACTATAACCAAACTTTATATGTGTCCAAAGGTCTTTTTTTATTTCTCGACAAAATACATTTCATTAAATCTACTTGCCACTTTTGAGCAGTCCTTCCTGATTTTTCATAAAGTTCTATCGCTTTTTCATAAAGACTATTACTTTTGGATATAATTACACTTTTTGTCGGCTTTTGATTTGCTTTTTTCTTACTCGCCATTATTTTTCCTTAATTTTATATAAATGGTATTATTGCTTTTGTATCTTTTAATAATTCCTTTGCTTTTTGGATAAAACTATTATCAGTTAAATATTCAATGCCTTTTGGAGTTATTTTCATATTTTCTAAATTAGATATTATAGGATAATTTTCTCCCCATACATTTGTCAAAGTTACTCCGTCTATATATCCGTCTTTAACTAAATTATATATAATAAAAGTCCAATAATTAGTATTTATATTAAATAACTCTCCTTGCGGTTCTAAATAGCTTTTATCTACCTTAATATCTTTTTTTAAACAATTATATAAATACGATAAAATCTGATAAATAATAACTCCGTAATCATCTTTTGCCATAAAAACCTCCTTACAATAAAAAAAACAACTACAATTAATTTATAGTTGCTTTTATCTATTTTTTAAAAATTCTTTCCAGTATGGTTCGTCTTCATCAAAAATTTCTTTCTCTTCTTTAGTCAAATTATGAGGATAGTCCAAAAATATATTATATATCTTTTTCTTATCGAAACTAAACAAATGCTCTCCTACAACACCCAACTTATCTATCCACCACACTCTTTTTTTTTCATCTTCTTTATAAAAATCGGAATATCCCTCAAGATTGCTTTCTGCAAAGATTGTTGTATCTTCTTCATCTGCATATTTTTCTAAATCTTTATAAAAATCATTTGACACTTCTGCCACTTCCCTTTAATTGTTTTCCACTATTTGTATTTATAAATCCTAAAATTTTTTTAAATTCTTCATTGTTTTTTAAACTGTCAACATCTATTAAAATACTTTCTGCTTCAACTTTTCCTACGTATTTTAAATTATGACTTTTCTTACAACCAAATCTTTTTTTTAATACATTGTTATTTAACTTTTTATAACCATTAAAAAGTTCATTGTCTTGTAACTCCAAATATTCAAGACCTTTAGATGTTTTTCTTATTATTGCTGCATGTCTACCTGTAGCTAAATAATATTCTTTGTCCTTGACCATGTTTTGTGTTAATTTTAGAACCGCATTATGATCGTTATAATCTTTTACAGTAAAACTTTTAACTCCAGTAAGTTCGGATATTTTTTTTATAGTAGCGTTTCGAGCGAACATATCACAACTTTTTCCACCTCTAAAGTCTAAAACGTCATATCCACCTTTATTCCCTGCATATGCTAATGCCAAAGAAGAACAAGACCCCTTCGTTTTATCCAATCCACCTAAATTTTTTATTATATCCTTTTCAGATTTTATTTCTGTGTGTTTTTTTATTTGATTATAATGTATATCTTTTTTCAAACATTGTTTTCTAACATCACTAATCTTAGATGAATTTTCTTTACTTAATTTTACTCTTTTTTTTATTTTAGCATTTTTTTCAGCTTTAGTCAATTTTTTATTTTGAATATTACGCCTTTTCTCTTGTTTAGTATATTTCTTTGTCCAAACATTTTGCTTTTTTCCGTTTCTTGGAATATATTCTACCGTACAAGTACAGCCTTCATGTCTTTTATAAACATCTTTTGGCACTTCGTTTGGATATTTATATATTCCACAGAGGCTGCTACACCATTTGCAACATTTAAAACCACCTGTACGCTTTACTATCGGCACCATGCCCAATGAGCAAGCTGTAGCTTATTTATATCTGAGGGGTGTCCACCTTTTGAAACAGGTATAATATGATCTATACATGGGCTTAAGGGAGCAGGGGGGCTAAATTAAAATCGACCTCTCCCACAAATACCACAGACCTTTTCTGTAGCAAATATTCTTTTTTTATTCTTCTCAAACGCTCCTCTATGACCAGGAAGCCTATCAGTTCTTTTTATCATATTAACTCCTTTTATTGCAACAAAAAAGACACTTAAGTCTTACAACTTAGTATCTTTTAATCTTTCTATCCCAATAGATATCGCCTTTATTTTTTTCCACACTAACATTATAACACATAATTTCTTAAAAAAACTGACATATTTTTGACATTTCAAGTTTTTCTTGACAAAATACTTTACCATAGCAAAAAAACATATCATCTTATATAAAGCTTTATTCTTAATCCTATGAACCTGTCTTTCTTCATAGTTAATAGCATTGTTTAAATATCTCCTTAATTATATCCTTTAAATTTGTTACTAACTTATTTTGATATTTTAGCATAAAAATATTTTGTTTTTAGAAACATTTATTATATC